CCCTTATTTGATGTTAGTCATTGTTACTAGAAAAACCTGATCCCCCCGCCTCGATCTCTATGAGTTTGTCGAGATAGTGACGGGCCTTACGGAGATCCTCAAGGGTATCCCCTTTCTTACCTGCTCTGGCAGCGTATTTGATGCAATTGCCTAATAGAAATCCTTTGAAAGCATCTGGAGACATCCACGCTTGCATGGCATCCCAAGGTTGAATCTTGAGGTCAACGTAGTGTTTGCCTCCAATTTGGTATGAGTTATTCATCGGTTGTAATAGATCTTTTTGAGTCTTTCTTTCTGCTCATGCGTGAAACTCGGCAGCGGTGCCCAGGCCACGAACTGTCCACCCTCATAGTATTGACCTATGACGGCCCCAGTATGAATGCCCTTCAATATGACCTTGGCTCCCTTTGGTGGAGGCTCATCTACAATGAGTCGATATTGTGGGCGAAGTTCTGATACGTATCTCTCAACCATTTGTCTAGTTTCTCGATGTCTTGAATTGTTTCAATGACGCAAGCTGCTCCGCGCCAGGAGGAGTGGAAATCGGCTTCATCATCGGTGAGCTTTCGTTTACTGGGGGGCTTAGATCCGTCTTTGATTTCAATGAGAATCGTATGCCTATACTTGCCAACAACAATGTCAGGAAAACCGCCACCAACATTAGAAGTGATAGCCACAGAATAACCGCATCCACGAAAGTACTTAACGATCTCAGTTTGATTTGCATCTACTCTCCCTCTTTGCCTCATACACCACACATTCCTTCACATTCATTGCCAAACATATCTGTCTGGTTCTCAATGATGTTGAAGTTTACTTGGTCCAATGGCTTACAGGATCTGTGCATGAATTGTTGATCGTTCATCTTGGACGTTCTGTTTCTAATCAATCTGTCAATTTCTATGGTTTGTTGCCATTCTTCTGGATCTTGATTTTTGATCTCTACCCATTGCTTATCAGAATGAAACGGGCAGCCCAGACAAGATGATTTTGGAGGCTGCGGCGCATTGTTTTTACCAAACCATTCCATACAATGACCCCGCGACATTCCTAGTTCAATTAAAGGCCAACGATGCTCAATCCAAGCAACTCTGCTGGGCTTCATCCTAATGGCCTCATCGGTAGATATTCCGATCCACATCATTACAGATCCGGCAGGTATGCGTTTGTATTTAGCATAGCCAAGCAACTCTCTTACTTTCTTTTGAACTGGTAGGATTTTGTACTGAGCAGTGCATTGTCTTCGACCCATGCCCCCCCTGATGTAAAGAATGGTACGTAAGCAAACCTACCTGTTCCCTTAATTGCTTCCAATAAACCATCATCTTTCATCACTCGGTACACAGGAAACGGGAGTTGCTTTTCTAGCCAGTCCAGATAGTCATGTACTTTCTTTGGCTCCCATTTAGTATCAGCAAATATAGCCGCATCTGGCATAGGGCCAATCTCTCCTCTTGCAGCCATCATTGCCAATGTTGATGACTGTACTCCCGCTCCCAGAGATAAAATGTTCATTTGTATTCAATGTGTCCGTTGTCAAATGCCCAGTCCAAAGTTCTCTCAAAACCTCTTTGCCAGAACTCATCCATATCAGCAGGTGATAAGTGGGTGTGAATCCTTCCATCTATTGCATCATGGCAGCTAGAGCAAGCATGAGCAACGTAGTAGTCACGAGCCTTGAAACCCATTCCTTTACCATGACGGACCTTATTGCTATGAGCGCATATGGTAGTTGCTGGATCATGATTGCAGACTCCAGGTATGCGAATTTTACAATCCTCCCCCCTTGCGAGAGAAAGATACTTCTTGGATCTAAATGTCATGCTCTGCCTTAAATGCCTCTACATACTCTATCAAAGAAGATAGTCGTTTAATAGACATGGATGCCGTTGATTCTCTTAAATTGACGAGTTCGTTCTCGATACCTGGAACGATATCGGCCTCATGTCCTGTCGCAATAGCATGACCAGACACAAGTAACACTTTCCATTGCTCTTCGGATAGCTTCCGACCAGCCCAAGTAAGTCCAGAATCTGCGATCTCGCGGAAGGCTGTGTGCAGGAGTGCATTCTGGTCTAACGTCCTTGTTGGCTCTTTGAATACGACGATTGTGGATTCAGGCGCGTTGAGTAAGTAGTCGATTGCCCGTTCTTTTTCTTTATTTCTAGCGAGGTTGAAGATTGCTCTGGCGGCCACAGTTTTGTCCCCTGATATTCAAATTTGTAGCGTTTTGGTTTGCCGAATTCTTCTATCAATTTCTTCATTTCTGATAAATGTTCGGGATAGTTGTCTGTTAGAAATTGGTTGAATTCTTCTTTAGTCAATCATTTTGTCCAGATTGTTTTTCAATATGCTACCCGCAGATATGGGATCTATACCGCCCGCCATTGCGTGTTGCGCGGCAACGATCTCATCATAGACTCTGGTTCTGAGTTCAGCGTATCCACGGAGCTTGATAACGCAATCTTGGAACGTATTCTTATCTACAAAGTTGGTAGCCAGTTCTGTAGCCAACTCAAAGTTGATGTCCAAGTCCAAGCACATATCGTACAAATTGTAGACCTTATGCTCACTCACATAGTTGATGATGGCTCTACAGGAGTTATCAAAAAAGTATTCTGGAAGAACGGCTATTTCTGACAAGTGCTTTCTGTCGTTTAGGATGTTCCCGATTACGAGAACTTCCAGTTCGTACATATCTTGAATGTTCATGCTCTCCTCTTTGAGTATTTTATTTGTTCTGAAACAATAATCTTTTGCACAAAGTCAGGAATTGGCCCTGCAACATAATCTAATCCTTTAGGCCACACTCCGGTTATCCTGCGATATTTATGGCTTACCCACCCTGACTGATAACCTTTCTTGATCGCATACGCCACCAGGCCGGAATAAATCTTCTGTTTCGCCTCTTGAGGCATCTTGACGATCTTCTGTAGGCTTCCTTCCTGATGTTGGATTCCTTCCGGTTTCGGTGTTTGGAACGCAAATTCGTAGCCGCATTTCTTGCAGACCTTTGGCCTTGATCGAGTAACGTGCTTGCACTTAGGACAAACCTTGGTAGTCGGCTCTGTCTTAACGGTGTTCTTAGATTCCGCAGCTTTTCCGTCATCTAGTTCTAAAGGAAGTGGGTCAGTAGGAAATCCTAGTCTAGCGACTGAACCAGAGTGGTCAAGTACCAAAGCGCAATTGTGTACTAGCCTTCCATTGGCTGTGAATCTTTGCAACGGACCTGCATCGAGAATGTCCCATACTTCCCCTTCGGTTTGAAGGATTTCGCATTCCATTTCTCCACAATCTGATCGAATGAAAGTCCTGTTGATATCAACCGATATAGTGTGCTGTCGGCGTATCTCACTTCCTTGTGTTCCTGTCGGAATTTCTCGAATCGCAGTGTATGACCTTTGAATTTCCGCGAATTTTGACGATTTAGCGATCCCGTAGCCCAGCGCAGATTCCCAGGCTCGTAATGTCCATTGTTGTCTATTCTGTCTAACTGAAAGTCCTCTGGATCTTTTGGTATTCCTAGATTTTCCATAATCCAAGTTGCCGCTTCGTTTACTCCATTGAATTTGAATTGGATTCCACGAGCTCCATAGTTTTTGTAATTTCTGTTTGATGGATTTTCGCAGCGTTCTTTTTGACTTTGAGTTCTTACATAAAGCCATTCTGGAGCAGTTATCGGCTTCCTCGGATTGCAATGTTGACAGGCTTTTGTGTTCGGTCTTTTTACCATATTGTGAAAACGGCTCATTGACTCTTTTCCGCAATCCCCGCATCTCACATGAACCAATAGATTGAACGTCTTCCCTGTGGTATTTGTAGAGATGATCGTCAGAGAGCCGTATTGGTTTCCCACTAATTCCGGTGACAACGATCCGTCTGCCAGTACCCTTCGCTTCCTCAAGCCTCTTCCAACCGTCATAAGTCATAACCTCGTGATCTGGTGTAGCAACAATTCCATCATAAGAGATAACCTTTTTTATCCCCATGCAAACAGCACCTTTATGCTCAACGAAATTGCACCCATCCCAGACTTTATGGTCAAGTGTGATTTGCTCTATACTTACTTCCCCTTTATCTGTAAGTATCTTAGTGCCTCTAGATAGGCAAGTCTTCCCCTTTGCTGGTCTTAAAACTCTCCCAACCATCTGAATGTATCGAATCAGTGATCTGGTAGGTCTTGCTAGAATCATGCAAGCTGTCTCAGGTGCATCAAATCCTTCTGCAAAAAGAGATACGTTTGAAAGAACCTGTATTTTTCCAGCCCTGAATCGGTCAATGACTTCGTTTCTCTGGTCTTCCTTACAATAACAATCCAGATGCTCTGCTGACACGCCCTTTCTCTGAAATTGCTCAACAATATGTCTTGAGTGGTCAATGTTTGTAGCAAAGCAGATGGTTTGCAATCCATTTGCTAACTTGAACCAATGCTCAACGATATCGCCAATCAGTTCTTGTTTGTCTACCGCAGCACCCAATTGCTTTTGATGATAGTCTCCAGCCACAATCTTCACGCCTTTGAGATCTGGCTCAGACGGAGCATACATTTCACAGTCAACCAGAAACCCACGATCTATGAGATCCTGAATCGTTGATACAACCACCATATCCTCAAATACTTTCCCCCAAGGATACTCACGCCCTAGCCCTTTAGAGAAAGGTGTTGCGGTCAAGCCAAGCACAGTCATGTTGTTATGAGTCCTCATGAACTCATGATACTGAGCAGAGCCTCCGCAGAGATGCGCTTCATCAATGATGACCAGATCAAAATCAAACACCCATCCAAATTTCTTTCTAGATGAGAAGGTCTGGATAGACGCTACAGTTATTTCTGAATGTGGTCTGTGAGTGTTCTGACCTTGGAGGATGCCTGGATAAATCTTGTACTTGGCGAATCTTTCCCATTGCTGCCTAACAAGATCCTTTCTATGGACAAGGAACAGGACTTTCTTTCCTTTCTCTGCTGCCATCTGCGCTAATGCAACGGCTAATTCTCCCTTTCCCGAGCCAGTTGGCGAATAGATCAGAACCCTTTTCTTTCCTAATCGTAGAATCTTCTTTGCTTCCAGTATGGTCTGATCTTGGTAGTCTCTTAGTTGGACTTTCATATCTCCTCTTTTATGAGTTCACCTGTTTCCACTGAGTAGATTTGACTGATTGTCCTGTCACAGGAGGGACAGTGATTAGTGTCTACCCTAATAGGAGCCAGCGTTGCCGGTATTTTCCAGACGGTCACGCCTCTGGGAGTGCTGATTTTATTGCTATTAAATAGCATTTCTAAGCCACAAGTGCATCTCATGTTACCTCCGTTTTTTTAGGCAATAGCCCACCCCAACCCTTATAAAGTGACCCACTGCTGATCTAGACTTGATATTGTCCATGTGTGGCATGAACTAGGTCTAGGGCATCTCTTCTCGCGGTCTATCAGGTCACTGCGCTTCCCACGCTTACGGCTGTGTTACCGGCTAATCTTAGTTAGGGCTACCTGTTTTCCTCTGTGCGCTGAGAGGGCTACACAGAACGCGCCGGGGATGGGTTATCTAAGCGCGGCAGTCTTTCGACCAAAGTGGTGACTTTCTTGATGGGCAGGGGCCGACCCCCTCACAGACTCGCAGCGCATCGGGCTGGACAGCGGGCAACAAAAAAGCCGACTTGGTTGCTACCGCCCCGGTGGTAACCCTTGCATCACTAAGGAACTAGGGCGGGATAGTAGCAATCAAATCGACTCTCTTATCGGTTACCACGCCGACAATCCAAATTCTAATCACTAAAAAAAGTTTGTCAACCCCCCTTGCAATCCGATTTTTTCCTGATAAAGTCTATCCATCCCCACTTTACGGGGTAAAGGAGAAAACAATGAAACCGTTTAACTTAGAAGCAGCACTCAATGGTGCAAAGGTTGTGACCCGTGATGGTCGCGAAGTTAGTCAGCTTGTTTGGTTTGATTGCGCTAACAAACATTGTTTGCAAGGCGTGATTGGTGATTGGCTATTTTCATGGACTTTCGAGGGCAAGTTCATGGGTGACGAGATAGAAGATCATGATAAGGATCTTTTTATGGCAACCACAAAGCATGAGGGTTGGATTAATTTGTATGGCTGCGGAGAAGCTGGGGTGATTTATGACACCTTAGAAGAGGCTGTGGGTCAGGCCGAAGGTGGTTGTATAGCAACTGTCAGGGTGGAGTGGGAATCATGATTGGACAACAACTTAAAGAAGATGGAATCGCCCAGGTTACAAAAAACACAGATCCTGACTGGAAGACGGCTTATGTAATGGTCGCAGAAGCCCTTCTAATGTCCTATGCGCCTGGAAAACTGTTTACGGGAGGCGATGTGAATGATTACATAAAAGAAGTGATTGGCGATCCTCACGCTCCACAGGCGTGGTCAGCGGCATTTGGTGGGCTGATCCGTCAATACTTGAAACACAATCTAGTGTCATGGGAGGGTTTTACAAAATCAACGAAGAGATCGAACCATGCTCACTACGTTAAGCAGTACAAGAAACTTTAGGAGATGACAATGAAAACCAATATCGCTCTATATGCAATTATCGGATTTATAGCAGCCACCCTAGTCTGGTCTGTGTCTTCATTCAACAAGAAGTCAGTAACGATTAGCGAAAAGCAGTTCTCCTGTACGGCTACAGAGCCTTTCGGAATTGAAGCACGTTGCACTCAATATACCTGGACGAAGGGGGCAAGATGAGAGTCGATCTTTTAAACGGGACCACCGTTACACTTGAATACAATTTTTCAAAAGGCTATGACGCTACCCTTGAAGATCCAGGTTGTGATGATGAGTTTGAGATTGAGCAAGTTCTCTGGGATAGCGGAAAAGGTGAGATAGATATCTATCCGATTCTCTCTGATCTTGAGATCGAGAACATTGAAGATCAATTCTGGGCATATGAGGAAGAACCGTGAGAGTAGATTTGCTAGACCATTCTGGAAACGACCTGTCTGTTGTGAACTCAGCCAGAGTCAGCTTTGATAAAACCTCTTACTTAGATGATGACGGTAATTTAAGTGAACGGGATAAATCTTTAATAAGCTATCTTGCTAGGAACAAGCACTGGACTCCGTTCACTCACGCAACCGCCAGCTTTAGAGTCACGATGCCAATATATGTGGCTAGGCAACTTGCAAAGCATCAGATGGGAGGCTCAGTCAACGAAGTCTCAAGAAGATATGTAGATACGCCCCCTGTGTTTGATATGCCTAAAAAATGGCGTAAACGCGCAGAGAATGTGAAGCAGGGATCTAGTGATGACTGCATCACCGTAGACACGGCTTTATCAAGTCAGATAGCTGACACAATGGATCGTGTTTATCTGCTCTATAACGATTTGCTGATGTTAGGCGTATGCCCAGAACAGGCCAGAGCTATCCTGCCGCTCTGTACGGAAACGACATGGATATGGACTGGATCACTCTATTTCTTCGCCAGAGTGTGCAATCAACGTCTTGACCCTCACGCACAGAGGGAAACGGCTGAAGTTGCCAGAGAGATTGAGAAATATATGTCTGTTCTTTTTCCTGCAAGCTGGAAGGCGCTCCGTGGACTATAAAGCAGTAAACATGAGAGTGCCGATGGTACTCTACGAGCGGATCAAGGAGATCTCTGACCAGAACCATATGACGGTCAGTTCAGTTATCTTCTATATCCTTGACAGACACCTTTTCGAGAAAACAAATGGCCTCAAATATTTCCTTCAAGGACTGGATGATGAAACTGTTTACGAGGAACTCAAGACAAGTAACGAACCTAGAATTCGCGAACTCTTGCAGAGACTTCTACAAGATAACAACGTCAGTGGATATGAACGCAAGCCAGGTTCACGAAGCCGCAAGTCTGTCAGTCGCTCTTCTAGGCGATCTGATGTACAGAGTTGAAGATCCTGTTGCTCTGGCTCAGATGGTTGTGATATCGTTGAACTCGACATTGAGCGATCTCAAACAGGTTGAGCATAGCTCCCTGCATTGATCTTTCATTGTTATCTCCTCCCAGTTCGGGCCAGTCTCATTCCTGGCCCTTTTTTTTGCAAAAAATGTCCTTACCCCTATTGCAATCTTCAGGCGATAGACTAAATTCATGGACGCACTACCAGAAAGAAAATTAATCGGCGCAATCATTGAGAATGCGATATCAGACGCAAAGCAACATGATGATGATGGTCTTCATGCAGCAGAGTTTTTGATTGGACCGAGGTCTGATCCTTACTTTCAGCTTCTTGATATTGATCCGATTGAGTATAGGAAAGGTCTGTGGGCATACGCCAACAAACAGGTGCAATTAGCATCTGACTCAAAAGCCCGCAGAGCATTAAGAAACAACATAGAGGAGGCAATGAAACGCTATGGCTATCGACTTTAAGAAACTGAATGAGCAGTACGAAGAATTATCCAAGGACATTGATGAGCTTTCCCTCATCGTCGAAGGGGTCATACGAAAGAAATACGCGATTGAGCAAATCCTCGATCATTACACATTGGAAACGGAAGGAGATATCTCAAATGTCGATCTATAAGAAACTGAACGAAGCCCGTATCAAGTTCCACGCTACCAAGCTAGAAAAGACTGGGCATAACAAGTTTGCAGGATACAAATACTTTGAACTTGGGGATTTTCTGGTCCCTGCTCTACGCATCTTTGATGAAGTCGGATTGTGTGCGGTTGTGACCTTTATCAATACTCACGCAACCATGACCATCTTTGAAACCGAAGGAGACGGAATGATTACGATCACCTCTCCAATGGCAGATGCCCCCCTTAAAGGAACGCATCCCATTCAGCAGATTGGTGCTTGCGAAACCTATTCACGCCGTTATCTGTGGGTAGCTGCCCTTGAGATCGTTGAACATGATGGCTTAGAGGCTGTCACAGCCTCACCAGCGGGCGTTGATGAAGATGCCTTGCTACGGGAGTGGGAGGAAGAATTGAAGGCGTGTGAGACTGTAGACACGCTCAGAGCGAGTACCAAGATCGGTATTGATTCCCTTAAAAAGACTCATCCCCATCTAGCAGAAAAGCTGAAAGGGATTGCGGTAACACTATCTAATAACCTGGAGAAAAAGTAATGGCTTCTAAGAAATTCGATCTGGCTGTAGTGACTGGATCTTACGTTGATCGCAACGGCAACCCCAAAAAGAACTACAAAACCATTGGTGCAGTATTTGAGACAGAGCGCGGTCTGTTTGCAACGATTGATAAGACATTCAATCCTGCAGGTGTTCCTAGTGATCGTGACTCTATCATGGTTAGCTTCTTTGAGCCAAAGCCGAGAGATGGAGCCGCTCCAAGTCGCGCAGCAGCAGAAGAAGACCTTCCTTTTTAATGTAGGAGATGACAATGGACGCAATAAATATCAATGGCATTGAGTATATGCCAGTAAACGCTGTTTCCGGTAATCGCGCAGTTGTTGTCGTTGATCGTGGATGGATTTTTGCTGGGGATGTCACGAAAAATAATGGCCGTATTCATCTTAGCAATGCTGTATGGATATTTCGATGGGAATCCGTAGGATTTGATGGAGTGATTGCAAATCCAAAATCATCATCAGTAATAATTAAGCCAATGCCTAATGGTGTAGATATACCAGAAGGAGCAGAAATCTTCTCGGTTCCTGTGGGAGACGGGTGGGGGATGTAATGCCTCCATCATTTAAGCCTATTGGCTACGGCGACGGCGACGGCTACGGCGACGGCTACGGCTACGGCTACGGCTACAGCTACGGCTACGGCTACGGCTACGGCTACGGCTACGGCAACGGCGACGGCGACGGCTACGGCGACGGCTACGGCGACGGCGACGGAACATCCTCACCAAATAGAGCAAGAAGAAAATGATTGAATTCAACTTCCCGCAACAGCAGTATTTCGACAATATCGGAATATCTAAATCTGGCTTGGACTTGCTTGGTATGTCACCAGCGCATTTTCAGGCTGGTCAGTCAGTAACCCGTAAGCAGTCACCAGCCCTTCAGATCGGTAGTGCCGTTCACTGTGCGGTGCTAGAGCCAGAAGAGTTTGGAAACCGATATGCGTTAGCTGACTATGACCGTCGAACCAAGGAGGGTAAGGCGGCTCATGTAGAGATGCTTGATCGTGGGATTGAAGGCTTGAATTCTGATATGTATATGCAGGTCATTGGTATGCAGAAATCAGTATTGAATCATCCTGTGGCAAAGGAGTTGCTCCAGGGTGGCGACGCTGAAGTCTCATGCTTCCAGACTGTTGATGGAATTCATGTCAAGGCCAGAGCAGATTACCTGAGAAAGGACGGCATTATTGTTGACCTAAAGACCACTGAAGATGCATCCCCCCTTGAGTTTGCAAAGAGTGTTCTTAGATACAAGTATTACCGTCAGGCGGCTTGGTATACGGAACTATTCAATAGGGAAATGGATGTTAATGACTTTATCTTCGTTGTCGTAGAGAAGTCACCACCGTATGCTGTAGCCATTTACACACTAGATTCTGAGGCTATTGAAAAAGGCCAACAGGATTGTGATCGATTGTTTGCCTTGTACAAGCATTGCTTAGAGAACGACGAGTGGCCTGGTTATTCTCAGGAAATACAAACACTCAGTCTTCCTAAGTGGAAATAATTGGGGGATCGACTAAAGGCAGGTCTACGGGTTTTGATCCCGTCAATCTAGGTTCGAATCCTAGTCCCCCAGCCAATAAGGCCCTTTTTTCATTAAGCTCACATTGAATGTACAGGGTCGAAATCCTATAGAGTTTTTCACCAATATGCTTTGTAGGTTGACCGCCGAGAACAGTTCGGCAACTTATTACGGGAACCGAATGGATAAATCCTTTTCACGGGGCTGTGAAATCCCCATGAGGTTCCCACCCTTTGAGGAAGAAGAATGAGTAAAAGACACAAACACGCTGATGTGATCCATGCGTGGGCTGAAGGTGAGGAGATTGAATATAGAAGCGCTGGCGGAGCATGGGTATCAGACAACAGGCACATAACCTTTTATGAAGATTTCGAGT